GAGGCGCTCGGCCCGTGACCCCGGAAGGACCACGAACGAGCGCCCCGTCAGGGCGTGCCGGAACTCACGGGTCACGGCGTGACGTCAGGAGTGACAGCACCGACGCCGTAGGTCTGGACGCCGGTCTCCGGGGTTGCCGGGTTGCCCAGGACGTAGGCGAACCGCGCCTTGAAGCGCAGCGCCACCATGTCCTTCTCGGCGAGGTTGATCCCACCGACCGTGGCCTGGTCGAGGAACTTCACCGTCACGTCCTGGCGGACGCCGATGCGCACGGTCGACGGGTCCGCGATGAGCGCGGTCGCGTCCGCCGGCACCCATGCGCCGTTGCGGGACCAGAAGGTCTCGAACCCCTGAATGGCGTTGTTGACGAGGACGGGGTGACCGTCCGTGCCACGCAGGTTCGCGAGCACGTACTGCAGGGCCCGCTTCGCGATCAGGGTCTCCGGGTCGAAGCCGGCGCCCGAGATCAGGGCAGCGACCTGGAGGGCCGCGCCGTAGATGTCCGACACGTTCCCGGCACCGTCGACCACGGCGATCGTGTTCCCGGCAGCGGTGGCCGCGGCGAACAGGTCGAGCGAGGTCCACGACACGGGCTTGTCCACGCCGAAGAACACGGCCTGGTCGAGCTTCTTGCCGAGCGCCTGACCGCCGAGCTTAGCGAGCTCGGCGAGGATGTCCTCGGTCGCGTCGTCGAGGGTGTTCTCGTGGATCGGGATGATGACGGCGACCTCTTCGGCCACGAGGGTCTTGTTGACCCAGGTCACCTGCGCGGTCGGCTTGACACCGGTGTTGTCGGTGTCCGAGACCCATGCGGCCTCAGGGATGGTCGCGAGGACGGGCATGTTCGTCGTCTTCGTGCCCATGTTGATGTTCGGGAACGCGGCCAGGGCAGTGCTGCCCTGCGTCGCGGCCTTGATGACCTGCGGGCCGTACTCTTCGCCGATGAGCGAAGCGACCTCGGCGCGAGTGATGTCAGCCATGTGCCGACTCCTTTCAGTTCACCCGCCGAGGTCCATCCCCGCGGGAATCGAGTGGTTCAGCTACCCCTGCGCATCTCGCGTATGGCGGCAGCAGCACGCGACCCCGTTGGCTCACCGTCGGTGGGCTTTCCTGGGGGAACGTGGGTGCGCTGCTTCGTCGGGACAGCGAGCGCCTTGAGCTGCTCGAAGTGCTCGACCAGCTCTTCCTTCGTCGAGCCGCGCAGCACATTCGCCGGGATCGGGGAGTCCTTCACGATCTCCGCCGCCCACTTCGAAACCTGCTCACGGGTCCGGTACTTCGTCAGCTCGTCAGCATCGACCGCGTGAGCCTTGCGCTCACGCTCGAGCTCACTGAGTGACGCCTGCTCGGCCTTGTCGAACTTCTCGGCCTTGGCCTTGAGGTCGTCGTAGTCGGCGAAAGTTGCTTGGGTCTTGCGCTTCTCCTCGGCCATAAAGGCGTTCACCTGGTCCTGCGTGAACGTCTTGACCTCGGTCGTCTTGACCTCGGTCGTGGTTTCGGATTCGGACATGTGGAACCTCCGTGAGGAGTGGGCCGACGTTCACCCGACCGAAGCGGCGATGTCGTCGTCCATCGCCTCTGCGCGTAGCAGTCCGGGTCGGTAGGTCTTAGGGGTTGCGCGCCGCGATCTGTCGGCGCAGTTCCTCGATGCGAGCGCGCGTGCCTGCCGTCTCGAACTTCGCGGCCGATGCCTCTAGCGAGGCCAGCGTCGAGCGCAGCTGCTCTGTCGTGCGGGTCACATCCACGTTGGTCGCCTGATCGTGGGTCGGGGTCGTCTTGCGCTCCGATGCCGTGTAGGCGCTGGCGTCAACCTCGGGCGCGTTCGCATCCCATGACGGAACCGCGGCACAGTTGCAGTGACCGTGCGCCGCGAAGTCCGCCGTCGCTTCCTTGTAGACGCCCCCGCGACCGGCGAGCATCTTGCAGAAGTCGCACCCGCCAGAGCGCACAACACGCTGCCACCCGGACGCCTGCGGGTCACGGTAGGACGACGTCGTGATCGTGGACCGACCAGCGGCCAGCGCGTACTTGCCGACGGCCGACTCAAGAGACGTCAGTGCATCGCCCGGGTTGGACGTGAACAGCGCCCCGGCAGCCCTGCGGGCGGTCGGCTCGGCCGCGTCCTGGTAGGGCGACGGCATCATCGACGCACGGAACCTGCCTGGGATGCCCTCAGTCGCGCGCACCTCGTCGTACCAGTCCGCCGCCAGGGACGCGGCCATGTCCCCGTACTCGAGGACGAGCGCCGGCACGAACTCCCGCAACGCGGCGGCGGCGGCATCCGGGCGGGCCAGGTCCATCGAGGCGAACATCGCCCGCAGGTCACGCACAACCAGGGTCCGCACGTTGTCCTGCGCATCGCGCAGAACCAGGATGTCAGCTGCCGACGGCACCAGGAGCCACCTCGGCCGGAGCGCTCTCAGCCGGGGCCACAGGCGCAGCGACAGCGCGCGCCGCCGCCGTCACAGCACCGAACGCAGCCTGTGTGCGCCGGCGGCGCAGCGAGTCCCGGATCGCGTCCTGCTTCTGCTGCGTCATCCCGGGGATCATGTCGAGCATGTCCTCGACCGGGACGCCGCCGGCATCGGAGGGGATAGAGGCGAGCTTCTGGATACCGTCAACGACGGCACCGAACGCCCGCGCCTGAGTCTCGAGCCACACCATCTCGGCAGCCTGATCCGGGGTAGGCAGACCGGACATCTCCATCGCGAGGCGGATCATCTGCTCATGAGACTCACCGAACGACCCACGCTTGATGCCGAGCTCACGCTGGTGCGCGGCCTCGATCATCGCTGCGGTGTCGGTGGACACGTTCGAGATGTTGCCGGCGGCCCACAGGGGGATCGCGGCCTCGAGCGCCACCTGCTCACGCATCTCACGGAGCAGGTCGTTGTAGGGGGTCAGGGATGACGCCGGGAACGTCTCGACCCGGACGCCGGCGGGGTCCACGTCGATGACGCCGATCTTCGATGCCGACATCCTCGCCAGCGTCGCCGCCGAGGCATTCCATCCGATGATGAGCTTCTGGTTGTGCGCACCGTGACGGGCCACGACCAGGCGGTCAAAGTTCACGGCGTTCATTGCCCGGTTCAGGGTGATGATCGGCTCGACCACGCCAGTCGGGGGCGCGTCGTCGTCGGCGAACTCGTTGACGAACCGCACCACCGGACAGACCGGTCGGCCCTCGTAGGTCGCGCCGTGCGCCCACGGTTCACCCTTGACGACCACGTCGGTCGGGTGGATGCCGTCGACGCGACCGGCGGCCCGCGACTTGGTGGTGCGCAGAAGGCCGGGGGTGACGGTCGTGTCGTCGATCAGGAGCACTGACCAGCCCTCGGCGGTGCGTCGCATCAGCATGGCGGTGCGCGGGAAGAGGTCTTCACGCGGGTCGTCGTACTCGACGACGGCGGACAGGGGCGACCAGATCGCGGGGCGCGCCGGGTCGCCGGTCGCGTCGTGCGGCAGGACCGAGACGAACGACTCGCGGTAGATCAGCGCGGCCTTGTGGATCTGCGACTGGCGTGCGTCCATCCGGTGCGCCTGCCACCACGCCCACGCCGGGTCGTCGTCGGCCGACGTCGGGGAACGGAAGCCCACCACCGACAGCCCGCGGTTGAACGTCTTGACGACCACGCCGCACATGTTCAGCGGCGACAGCTTCGCGAGGTCCCGCAGCTCCTCGGTCGCGCCCTCGTCGACGTCCGGGATACCGCCGCGGCCGTTCGCGTAGTCGCGCAGCCGCTCGAGCAGTTGACGGCGGTTCGACCGGCGAGACCACGACCCCCACATCGCCGCGCGTGCAAGGTCGGTCATGTCCGCGTCGTAGGCGTTCAGGTCGACCTCGAGCTCGGTGACGCTCATACGAACACCGCCTCCCCTGTCGCCCTGCTCCGGTTCTTCATCGACGTCAAGCCGTGCCGTGCCAAGATCGCCGACTCGAGAGCGAGGACGTCACCACCCGGCGTTGTCGGCTCGATGCCCCAGCCGCCGAGCTGGCCGATCTTGCGCTTCCCGGCCGTCTTCACCGATGCGTCGAGCCCGGGCTGGCCTGAGTGCTGCACGTCGCCCGTGTGGACCGCGCTCAACATCCCTGCGTGCGCGTCGATGACGTCGGGCACGGTCGGGACCATGATGCGACGGACAGGAACCCCGGCAGCGCGCAGGGTGTTCACGAAGTCGCCAGACCCGGACTTTCCATCGACCACGACAACCGGACCCCGACGGCCCTGACCTGCCAGCTTCTCCACCAGCCACGTCGTGCCCTCGGCCAGGTTCGCGATGCCCAAGCACTCGACGTAGACCGGGCCGCCACCATCGGGCATCAGCGCAACCGACAGCCCGACGCGCGCGCCGTCGAACGAGAACTTCACGCCGAACGCTGTGGAGCCGGACGCCGGCGGGGTGTCCACCTTCAAACCGGTCCACTTCGCGAGCGGGAAGACCAGGGCGGCGGCGTTGAACTCGTCCCATACGCCCAAGCCCTCACGCCGCCAGGAGTCGTCAGACGGGAGGTTCTTGCGGAGCCGCTGGATTGACCTCTCGGGCGTCCGGTGCGGGTAGGACGGGTTCGCGATCGCGAGCTGCTTGCGATCGTCCAGTGACGGGCCACCCGGACGCCCGACGTTGGAGTCCGCCGAGCACTCGATCCAAACCGCATCCTCGGACTCGCCCGCCAAGGCTTCCTTGCGTCGCATCGCGAACGCCTCGCCGGGGTCGGTAGGGCGAGGCGGGGTGCCCAGGTAGAACAACAGCGCGCCGTGCGGGTGCCGTGACTGGTTCGTCGCGGCGACCATGTCCTCGAGCGCCTTCTCCGTGAGGATCTGCGCCTCGTCGAACACCTCGATGTCGACCTCGTCGAAACCACGGCCGAAGCCCTGCTCGCGAGCACCGAACATGATGACCGAGCCGTTGGTGAACACGATCTCCTGCTCACCGTTCGCGGTGCGGATGTGCGCGATGTAGGGCGCCACTTTCTTGCGCCCCGCGAAACCCTGCATCGACCGGAACGTCCGTGTCGCCGTGCGCGTCCGATGAGCCGTCCACAGCACCGTCATGCCGGGGAACAGCGCGCACAACGCGAACACGATGCGCATGACCAGGAACGTCTTGGCCACCTGACGCGGGATGGACAGCCCGACCCCGCCGACCGTCGCAGCGTAGATGTCATCCTCGCGCTTACCGAGGATGACCCGGCCCGCGCCGCGCTGCCACTCGTCGAACGTGTCGCCCCACTCGCGGCACTTCGCCTCGACCGCCGGCCACCCCGTCGAGATGATCCCAGAGGGCAGAACGACGTGCCGTGCGACCTCAGATAGCCGAAGCGTCGAAGGCTTCGTCGGGGATCGGACCACTGTCCTGTTCCTCCCCGGCTGCGTCTAGCAGGATGACCTCCCTGCCGAGCTCGTGCAGGCGACGGGTCAGCGCAGCCAGGTCAGCGCCACGGATGTTCGGGTCGTCGATCGCCGTCGCGATACGCGCCCGCATGGCGACGAACTGGTCTCGGATGGTCCCCCGCTCGACCGCCTCCGTGACGGTCATCGGACGGGCATGCTTGGGGGGAGACTCGCCCGGGCGCACGGCCCGCAGAGGCGTCTTCGATGCCATCACGTCGGCACCTCCTGCGAAAAAAGGTCGGGGGGAGATCCCGCT